TGCAATCGCCTAGTGCCAACCGTTCGTTCAAGCGTGCATCGAACCACAAGGTCGTGTCCGAGACGAGTAAGCGAGAAAAGAAGTGAACAACGGCGGCGAATATCGCATTGATCTCAAGGTCAGGAACAACCTGATCCTCAGCGCGATTGAGCTTGCGGGCTACAAGAACGTAGCGCAGTTCTGCAAGGCTGCAAACCTGAGCCACTCGAACGTCGGCTGTTTGATCAACTTCAAGACCTCGCCGCTTAGCGGTACAGGTGATCTCACCCCCACTGCGCAAGGCATCTGTGATTTCCTTGGGCTGCTGCCAGAAGAGTTGTGGACGAAGGAGCAGTTGGCCTTTGTGCTGCCGACTAACAAGTCACACTTTGACATGAGCCACAAAGCGATGGTGGAGATGTTTGCACGGCACACTGGGGAGTTACTGGAAGCCCCCGCCCCCGAGGCTGGTCTAGAGGAAGAAGATCGGCACCGTGTTGTAGCTGAGGTGCTTGACAGTCTGACGCCGAAAGAGGCCAAGGTGCTGCGCATGCGGTTTGGCATCGACACACACAGCGAGCGCACACTGGACGAAGTGGGAGCCACGTTTGACGTGTGCCGCGAACGCATCCGTCAGATTGAAACAAAAGCCGTCCGTAGACTGAGGACACCCGACCGTGCAGACAAGCTGCGCAAATACGCAGGGGTTGGACCGTCTGTGGATTTTGATGCTATCAAGAAAGCACACGAGTGGGCCAAGATGAACCCGGACGAGCGCGCTGCGTGGGAAGAGGAGCAGCGCAAAAAGCAGAAGAAGGAGCCGGTATGAGCGGCGACCACAACGCAAACCAGAAGCCCAAATCTTTCTTGGATGAAAACATGACTGACAAATCAACCAAACTGGAAATCGCACCCGGAGCCTTCGACGGCTTCGATGGCACGCAGGAAGAGCTTGACGAGATGCTCGCCATGCTCAAGAAAATGTTGGAGGACGACACGCTGTTCGAGAACTCAACCCCAGTGTCCGACGAAGAAGCCGAGGCCATCTGGGAGAAGCTGGCGACTAGACCCAAGAGCAACTGATGGAGCAACAGGACTTTCTCCCTGGCTACAACTGGCCATGCCCTCCGGGGCTGTCCCCCTTCCTGCACCAGAAAGAAACCGCTGCGTTCCTGTCTGGCCAACGCAAAGCCTTCTGCTTCAACGAGCAGGGTACGGGCAAGACGGCCTCGGTGATCTGGGCAACCGACTACCTCATGAAGATGGGGCTGATCCGCCGCGTGCTGATCGTCTGCCCTCTGTCCATCATGCACTCAGCTTGGCAGCAAGACCTGTTTAAGTTCGCTGTGCACCGCCGTGTCGATGTGGCTTACGGCAGCGCGACTAAGCGCAAGGAGATCATCAGAGCTGGTGCCGAGTACGTCATCATCAACTTCGACGGCGTGTCCATCTGCAAGGCCGAGATCGTCGCGGGTGGGTTTGACCTGATCGTAGTCGATGAAGCCTCTGCCTATAAGAACGCGCAGACCGATAGATGGAAGACATTGCGCGACGTGATGAAGCACGTCAAGGGTCTGTGGATGCTCACGGGTACACCCGCCGCGCAGTCGCCTGTGGATGCCTACGGTCTGGCCAAGCTGGTCAACCCGGACGGTGTGCCCCCCTTCTACGGGCAGTTCCGTGATCAGGTGATGTACCCCGTAACACAGTACCGGTGGGTGCCCAAGCCTGCGGCCCAATCCATCGTGCATCGTGTACTACAACCGGCTATCAGGTTCGAGAAGCGTCAGTGCCTTGATCTCCCGGAGGTCACGTTCGCCGACCGGGACGCACCGATGACGCCGCAGCAGATCAAGTACTACAAGAAGCTCAAGACCGACATGCTCATGGAGGCGGCAGGTGAGGAGATCAGCGCGGTCAACGCAGCGGTCAAGCTCAACAAGCTGCTCCAGATTGCGTGCGGCTCGGTCTACACCGACACGGGCGAGGTCGTGGACTTCGATGCAAGTAATCGCTTACGTGCAGTGACCGAGGTGATCGACGAGTCGTCCAACAAGGTGCTGGTGTTCGTTCCGTTCACGCACACGATCAAGCAGATCCACGACTACCTCGGCAAGCAAAGCATCACGTCCGACGTGATTAACGGTGAGGTGCCCGTGCACAAGCGTACCGAGATCGTCAAGCGTTTCCAGGAGCAAGCCGACCCCAAGGTGCTGATCATTCAGCCGCAAGCGGCATCCCACGGACTTACCCTGACCGCAGCCGACACTGTCGTTTGGTACGCTCCCGTGACCAGTGTTGAGACGTACCTGCAAGCCAACGCACGCATCGACCGCCCCGGCCAGAAGAACGCCATGACAGTGGTGCACATCAAGGGGAGCCCCATCGAGGCGCGTCTGTACGCCCTGCTGCGCGACAACATCTCCAACCACGCGAAGATAGTTGAGCTGTACAAACAAGAAATGAGCGAAGGCACTTGACAAAGTCAAGGAAGCCCGCATAATAGACCCCATCACAACAACGAAGGAGCTAACATGGACGCCGAAGTCCAAGCCCAACCTACCCCTGAAATCAGCGGCGTGCCGCTTGAACAGCTGACTGCAACCTACATCAAGATCAGGGATGCACGCAGCGATCTCAAGCGCAACTACGAGCGTGCAGACGAAGAGCTGGAGAACCAACTCACGCTCATCGAAAGCGAGATGCTGGAGATCTGCAAGTCAGTGGACGCCAACAGCATCAAGACCAATGCAGGCACCGTCATCCGTTCCGTCAAGTCACGGTACTGGACGAATGACTGGGATTCGATGTACAGCTTCATCGAGAAGCATCGTGCATTTGCCCTGCTGGAGAAGCGGCTTCATCAGACTCACATGAAGCAGTTTCTTGAAGAGAATCCCGACGTTCAACCTGCTGGGCTCAATGTCGAGCGGGAGTTCACCGTGGTCGTTAGACGTTCAAAGGAAAGTTAGAAATGAGCAATCTCATCCTCAGCCAAGATGTACCCGAGTTCCTGCAAACCGCAGGTGTCAGCGAGCTGACCAAGCAACTCGCGGGTAACAAGACTGGCATCAAGCGCATCGTGCCCAAGAACGGCACGTTCAAACTCGTCGTCGGTGGCGAGGAGATGGGCAAGATCAAGGGCGACCTGAACGCCGTGATCGTCAATGCCGCACCGAAGGTAGGCCGTATCTTCTACGCTAAGGCGTGGAGCCCCGATGCCGAGCCGACCGCACCCGACTGCTTCAGCAATGACGGCAACAAGCCCGACGCTAAGGCAGCTAACCCGCAGCACCACAACTGCAACGACTGCCCCCAGAACGTCAAAGGTTCGGGCCAGGGCCAGTCGAAGGCGTGCCGTTACAGCCGCCGCATCGCTGTTGTGTTGGAGCAGGACTTTGGCACCAACCTGGAAGGGGAGGTCTACCAGATGAACCTTGCGTCCAAGTCGCTGTTCGGTGATGGTGGCGATGGCACGTTCACGTTCGAGAACTACACCAAGTACTTGAGCAGCAACGGCAAGAGCATCGACTACGTGGTGACTCGCATCTCCTTCAACGAGGACAACGACAACCAGTCTGTGCTGTTCAACCCGGCCCGTTACGTCAAGCGTAATGAGTACGAAGTGGTGACCAAGGTTGCCGGTACTGAGCAGACCAAGGCTCTCGTGGTCATGACTCCCTCCCAAGCCGACGGTGTAACGAAGCAGCCTGCTCTCGCCGCACCCAAAGCCGAGGAGCCCGAGCCGACCAAGCGCGCAAGTAAGAAGGCCGACGCCGAGCCCACGGGTAAGAAGAACCTGTCGGACGTGGTGTCTGCCTGGAGTGAAGAAGGGTAATCAATGACTCGCGGATACAGCCAATACACCGTTGATCTGAACAAGAGTGCAGATAAGCGGCAGGTAGGCGTGGCTCTGGGTCGCTTGTGTATAGCGAAGAGGGTGCCAGTGGCTCAGATTGCTGAACGCTTCGGTGTGTCTCGTCAAACCGTCTACAACTGGTTTGCCGGGGTGCACGAGCCCAGCCGAGAGCTGCTGCGCCCGATCCTCACATACATCAAAACCCTGACGAAGTAATCCGGGTGGTGCGGGGCTTCGGCCCTGCACTACATCCTATTTGTGGTGCCTAATGACAAGCAACTTTGATTTGCTAAGCGTAGTACTCCCTCCAGAGGGTATGTACTGCTCATGGGGCAAGGGAAGATACATAGAGCAGACGTTCCACGAGACACGCAAAGAGCTTGACGACAAGACTCAGTGGCTCGTAGATAACGGCTTCGATGCGTACTTCGGCTGCGCCAAGTATGGGGATGCAGGACACAGAGAGCACTCCAACGCCAAGTTCTTCCGCGCACTGTGGATGGACATTGACTGCGGTCCAGACAAAGCAGCGCCCAACAAGAAGGGCAAGATCTGCGGCTACATAGACCAGCGTACTGGTCTGGAAGCAGTCAGGGCTTTCTGCTTAAAGTTCAAGCTCCCCCGCCCTATCATCATCGACTCGGGTTACGGCCTGCACTTCTACTGGGTGCTGTCCGAGACCATCCCCCGCAATGTGTGGGAGTCGTTGTCCAAGCGCCTGCGCGATCTCGCGCTGGAAGAAAAGCTGATCGTGGACACGGCTGTGTTCGAGGCGTCTCGCGTGCTGCGGGAACCCGGCACGTACAACTTCAAAGACAAACAGAACCCTCAGGTTGTAACCGTCGTCAACGATCAGTACGACGTACGCAGCTACGAAGACTGGAAGGCGCTGATCAACGCGCCCGAGCCTGAGGAAGAGCGCGACTACATCCCTCGTCGGATGAGCCCACTGATGGAG